AGATTTCAGATCATGGATTGCTTGGAAAATCTATCTAGATTGATGACTGCATTAAAATACACTTGCTCATATTCCACTGATAACAAGTCTTTGTCATACGGTACAGCTGGTATACCAGGTTTAGTGTATGTAGTTGGTCCAGGTGTAGGAGGTTTCAAAGTTAACATGTCAAAACCGATAAAAATATTTTTCATGAGCAAATATAAAACCGTGCTGAGCTGTTCACCCATATCTTCCAGTGGCAAAATAGATGATGATTATGTATGGTCAACTAAATGGATCAGATTACCAATGTCAGTAATAGATACTTTATCAAATTCATCAAGCATGATAACACCTTTGATAAAATACAAATTAATGTCCACTGAAGATACTAAAAAAGAAATGAAAGATGTTGCTGTGCAGACCATGATATTGTGTTCTTCTAAGAAAAGTATGTCAGTTATGTTAGCAGATTTCAGATATATTTTCACATCTTGCATAGCATATGCATCTTCTATAGCAGATTTAATAAAAGATAAGATGTATGTTGCTTTGAAAACAAAACTATCTGTATACTTATGGAGGAAAATGTTCGACAAATTAGAATTGTTTCATGATTATGCAACAACTAAAATGGTGTATGTGAAGTCAGATAAGTTAGGGGAGAAAACGGAAAGTAAATATTTAATGCCAAAAATTTTTACAGAAGGGAATAGTTACTCTTTATCTGACACACTGAATGAGCTGTATTATTCACACTTAATTGAAAAAGACAGTAGAAATGCAATGCACGACCAAGTTAAAGGGACAGAAAATGCATTAAAACACTTATTATTGTATGATCAAGCATTGGAAGGCATGCCTTATGCATTCACTACAAATGGTTATGAGAATAAGATGACAGAACTTAAACAAATAATTTATTCTACTAATGTGGGTTATTCAGAAAAATATGTCAGAGCTTCTGCAGATGCGCTATTCATGGAGCTGGGTTTGACAGAAGATTTAAAAGATTCTATCATAGACAAATCTGGTATTTTTAACAGTATAACAGTATTGAATAATATGAACAACTGTATGAATGAGCTTTTTGGGAGGGAAAAATCAACAATGATGGTATTGCAGTATTCATTAGACAATATAGAAAAAGTCACAAAAGTCAGTAAAATTGTTGAAGATTTCAAGTCAGGCAAACTTGTAATAAATGAATATGTTGACATGCTAATAAATACCAATTTATCAATAATAAATGAAGCAGTGAAACTGATCTCTGAGCAAGAC